CGAGGCAGGCGGTGTTGTTGCCCGGATAGTCGCGGCCGTTGGGCACGACCTGCGACAGGGCCTCGATGGCGTCCATCAGGTGGCCGATAGCCTCACGGCGGGGGTTGATCAGGTCGTCGGCGCTGGATCCGTTGATGTTGAGCTTGGGGGTGATCATGCGCCTGCCCCCTCTGCGATGCGGGCGTCGATCTCGGCGACGGCCTCGGCCAGTGTGTTGGCGTCGAAGCGCTCGCCGTCGACCCAGCCGTCAGCCTCACCGAGCCATAGCGGTTCGTAGTCAGGCGCGACGGCCTCGAAGGCGCGGCGGTGGCTGCAGTAGCTGATGGTCCAGCCTTGGTGTGTGGTCGTTTGCATGGTCTGGGTACTCCTTGTTGCTGATCAATACCACTGATACTTCTCGCCGCGCATGGTAGCTTCGAGATCGGCGCGAGTGCGGAAAGCCGCGCCGAAGTCATACTGGTCGGCCTCGGCCCAGAACTCGACGATCACATACTTATCGGCAGGGTTTGAGACGTAGAGGCCCAGCTCGGCTTCTGCGGTAGCTGCGTCCATTGCGTAGAAGATGATGGTCGGTTCGGTCATTGTCTGGGTACTCCGTGTTGCTGTCTCACAGTATATTGCACATGCAGATTTACATTGCAATAGCCTTATGCAAACTTTTTTTGCAACACTTGCAACGCGATGCAACGTGCACTGTGGTTGTTGCGTATGTTGCACTCTGTGGTAGTATACAGTAACAGTGGTATATACACAGCTCCTTCGGTGTATATATACCACCGTGTAGATTGGCGTTGCACTGTTGATTAAGCACCTACTATGTTGTATCAGCAGTGTCAGCAAAACAGGAGGCAGTATGGATATTGAAACTAAGAGGCTGTTGGCCAGTGGGTATACCGGTGTGACCTATGACGCTCGTACCGATCGGTTCACTGCCGTCGTATACGTCGCAGGGCAGCGCAAGTGGCTCGGGTCGTTCGTCGATGTGGAGGATGCTGGGCGGGCCTATGAGGAGGCGCGGGTGGCCTACCCTCGTAAACGGGGCCCCGAGGCGTCGTTCTGCGCGCGGTATGAAAAGTTCAGGGAAGAGAATGGCGGGCTCAAGGGCACGCCCAAGGTCGGCGCGCTGTTCGAGTATGGCGGCGTCACGTTCACCTTTGCGGGCCTGACGTGGCGCGTGACGAAGCGCGGCAAGTTCGCGTTCTACATGTTCGATGGCGAGTGTTGCGAGTGCTCGACGCCCTATCGCACGCTGGTGCCCTCGGCAGTCAGTGTGGCGCGCGGCATCACGCGTCGGTGTGAGGCTCACCGGCGGCCGAGTAATTTCTCGAAGGTGTCTAAGGCTGCAGTAAGTGACGAGAAGCCACCGTATCGACGCCTGCGCGACGGCACACTGGCCACGCCGGAGCGCATAGAAGAGGTGGTCGAGCTGTCTAGGCTGCGCGAAGAGTTCGGCGACTTGCTCTGACCTCTTGTCGATCCGCGTGGCCGATGCTATCTAAGTCCGGTGACGCCTGCGCGATTGATTGCGGGCGCAAGGGGACCGACATGACGGCAAAAAGCGGAAATACAAAGAGGCTCACCGGCGGGATGCCTGCGCACCAGCCGACCGAAGAGACGCGAAACCTCGTGAAGACGTGGGCTCGGGTCGGCACGACGCAGCTCGTCATCGCCCGTGAACTGGGCATCTCCGAAGACACGCTGTCCAAATATTACGCCTGCGAGTTGGCCGATGCGTCCGCACGCGGCGTCGCGACCGTGGCTTCCTCGCTGTATGCCAAGGCGATCGCGGGCGACACCACGGCCATGATCTTCTTCCTCAAGACACGCGGCCGCTGGCGCGAGAAGGACGACGTCGTCACCGACGAGCGTGCGCGCGAGATCGCCGAGCGCTTCGCCGCCCTCGACATCGTCAAGACGCTGCAGGCGCAACGACCGAGTAAAGACCAGACCTCCACGATCCAGTGAGCGCGCTCAACCTCGATACTGCGTCGCTGCACTTCAAGAGTTTCACCTTGTGGCAGACCGACTGGTTCGCCACGGCTCGCGACGACCAGATCCCGCCCGAGAGCGGGTGGAACGAGTTCGGCGCAATGGCCGGTCGCGGCTTCGGCAAGACGCGCGTCGGCGCGGAGTGGATGGGCCGCGCGGCCTACCTCGATCCCGACGCCTTCCCGCGCTGCGTCGTTGCCCCGACACAGGCCGACGTCCGGCTCGTCTGCTTCGAGGGTGAGAGCGGGCTGCTCAACGTCATCCCGCCCGAGTGCGTGCGCGACTACAACAAGACCGACATCATCCTGACGCTGGTCAACGGCGCGCAGATCCGCGGCTTCAGCGCGGAGAAGGCCGATCGCCTGCGCGGCCCACAGCATGCCGACGCTTGGTGTGATGAATTGGCGGCGTGGGGCAAGGACGCGACGTACACGCTCGACATGCTCGAGTTTGGCCTGCGCCTCGGCAAGCACCCGCGCCTGCTCTGGACGACGACGCCTCGCCCCGTCGAGATCGTGCGCCAGCTCACGATACCCAAGAAGGGGCGCATCATCGTGCGTGGCTCGACATACGACAACCGCGCCAACCTGCCCGACGTCTTCTTCGACAAGCTCGCACAATATGAGGGGACAAAAATCGGGCGGCAGGAGCTGTACGGCGAGCTGATCAATCCCGAGGAGGCGGGCATCATCCGCCGCAGTTGGATCAACCTGTGGCCCGCCGATCGCACGCTGCCCAAGTTCGACTACATCATCATGAGCCTCGACACGGCCTACACCGAGAAGAGCATCGACAAGAAGAGCCACGACCCCGACCCGACAGCCTGCGGCGTGTGGGGCGTCTTCCAGTACAAGAGCATGAGCCACATCATGCTGCTCGACTGTTGGGAGGACCACCTCGGCCTGCCCGACCTGATGAAGCGCGTGAAGCGGGAGATGAACACGCCCTACGGCGACGACGAGGACGCGGCGCTGATCAAGCCGATGTTCGGATCCGACAAGCCGCGCACGTCGGGACGCAAGCCCGACATGCTGCTGATCGAGGACAAGGGCAGCGGCATCAGCCTGCGCCAGATGCTCGAGCGCGAGGGCATCACGGCCTACGCCTACAACCCCGGCCGCGCTGACAAGCTGACGCGCCTGCACATCGCCTCGCCGATCTTCGCGCAGAAGCGCGTCTGGATGCCCGAGAGCGAGAAGAGCCCCGGCAAGCCGCGCAACTGGTGCGAGCCGGTGATCTACCAGCTCTGCACCTTCGCCGGTGGCAACTCCATCAAGCACGACGACCATGTCGACCAGACGACACAGGCCATCCGCGTGGCCATGGACAAGGGCCTGATCAAGCTGACCAAGCCCCCTGTGAGCAGGGATGGTGACAGAGCGTCGCCGAAAGAGTATAGCAACCCATATTCCGCATGAAGGACTGAGCTGTGGACGACGAGAACGAGATGCCCGAGGGCGAGTATGTGGATCTGCCAGACGTCAACGACGACGTCGAAGACACGCCCGATGGCGGCGCGATCGTCCGCCTCGACGACGAGGACGTGGGCCCGCGTCCGGCCGAGAGCGAGTTCTACGCCAACCTCGCCGAGGAGATGCCCGAGACCGAACTCGCGCACCTGTCGAGCACTTTCCTCGACCTGATCTCCCGCGACAAGGAGGCGCGCAAGAAGCGCGACGAGCAGTATGAGGAGGGCCTACGCCGCACCGGTCTGGGCGACGACGCGCCCGGCGGCGCGCAGTTCCAAGGCGCGAACAAGGTCGTCCACCCGCTCATGACCGAGGCCTGCGTCGACTTCGCGGCGCGTGCCATGAAGGAGATCTTCCCGCCGCAGGGTCCGGCCAAGGACTACATCTCCGGCGAGGCGACGCAGGAGAAGATCAACAAGGCCAAGCGCAAGAGCAGCCTGCTCAACTGGCAGATGACCGTGCAGTGCCCCGAGGTCCGCGCCGAGCTGGAGCAGCTCATGACGCAGGTGCCACTGGGCGGCGCGCAGTACCTCAAGCTGGGCTGGGACGAGCGGCGCAACCGGCCGACCTTCCTGTTCGTGCCGATCGACGACATCTACCTGCCCTACGCGGCCACCAACTTCTACACCGCGCAGCGGCGCACGCACGTCCAGTACCTGACGCAGCTCGATTATGAGGACCGCGTCGCCGAGGGCATGTACCGCGACGTCGAGCTGACGCTGTCCGGCATGGAGCCGGAGCAGTCCGTGGCCGGTGTGGCCAACGACAAGATCGAGGGCCGCGACCCGACCAGCTACAACGAGGACGGCCTGCGCATCGTCTACGAGATCTACGCCATTGCGCGGATCGGTGACGACGAGGAGGCCAGCCCCTACATCATCAGCATCGACAAGCCGAGCGGCAAGGTGCTCGCGATCTACCGCAACTGGGACGAGGAAGACGAGTACCGCGAGGAGATGCAGCACTTCGTCGAGTGGCCCTTCATCCCGTGGCGCGGCGCGTACCCCATCGGCCTGCCGCACATGATCGGCGGCCTGTCCGGCGCAGCCACCGGCGCGCTGCGCGCACTGCTCGACAGCGCGCACATCAGCAACAGCCAGACTATGCTCAAGCTCAAGGGCGGCACGGCCGGAGGGCAGAGCCTGTCGATCCAGCCGGGCCAGACCGAGGAGATCGAGGGCGGCCTCAACGTCGACGACGTGCGCAAGCTGGCCATGCCGCTGCCGTACAACCCACCGTCGCCCGTCCTGTTCCAGCTCCTCGGCTTCCTCGTCGAGGCGGGCAAGGGCGTGGTCCGCACGTCCATGGACGACATCGCCGACGGCAACCCCAACGCGCCAGTCGGCACCACGTTGGCTAAGCTCGAGCAGGGCGCGGTGGTCTACTCGGCCATCCACAGCCGCCTGCACGACGCGATGGGGCGCATGCTGCGCATCCTTGACCGCCTCAACGGCTTCAACCTCGACGACGAGCGCCTCGAGAAGGACGCGGGCGAGGAGCTGGCGACGCGCGCAGACTTCGACGGCGTGCTCGACGTCGTGCCGGTGTCCGACCCGAACATCTTCAGCGAGGCGCAGCGCTACGCTCAGGTGCAGGCCGTGGCCCAGCGCGCGGCCACGATGCCGCAGCTCTACAACCTGCGCAAGGTCGAGGAGCGTCTCCTCGAGACGCTCAAGATCCCGAACGCTAAGGAGCTGCTCAATCCGCCCATGGAGCCGAGCGAGCAGAACGCGGTCAACGAGAACGTCGCCGCGTCGCTGGGCCGACCAGTCACGGCATTCCCCGAGCAGGACCACCTCGCGCACCTGCAGACGCACCTTAGCTACCTGACCAGCCCGACGTTCGGATCGAACCCGATCTTCGCGCCGGTGTACATCCCCGCAATCCTCAACCACATCAAGGAGCACGTCGCCCTGTGGTACGCCTCGACCGTGTTCGACGTGTCGACCGAGGCGCTGGGCGGCGAGGATCTGGGCGACATGATGCGCAAGATGAGCCCGAAGGACACGCAGGGACGCAAGGCCCTCGACCGCATGCTCGCCGAGGCGTCGACCACGGCCCTGACCGAGGGCTCGCAGATCTTCCAGCAGGTGCCGCAGATCATCCAGCAGGCGCAGCAGATCATGCAGCAGTTCCAGCAGCCGCCGATGCAGGATCCGCGCCTCGCGCTCGAGGGGCAGAAGCTGCAGCTCGAAGGCCAGAAGGCACAGCAGGCAGCCCAGAAGGCGCAGATGGACATGCAGGTGGACGCACAGCGCATGCAGATGGAGGCGCAGAAGATGCAGCAGGACGCCCAGATGGACGCCGCCGAGCTGCAGACCAAGGTCGCCATCGAGCAGCAGCGCCAGCAGGCCGAGGACGCACGCACCGCCGCCGAGCTGCAGGCCCGCATGACCATGAACTCACAGGACAACCAGACGGCCATGGCGCTCGCGCAGGCCGAGATCGCGTCCGGCGAGCGTGTGGCGGTATCCACTGGCACCGGCATCAACCCCAATCCGTAGAAAGGAATGGCCATGAAGAAGAACGACGCAGTACTCAGTAAGGGCAAGGCCGCAGGCGGCATGACACCCAAGAACACCAACATGCACAAGCTGATGCAGATGGGGCAGCACCCCAAGTTCGAAGTCAGTGGAGGCAAGAAAACCCCCGCATGAAGATCGAAGTCCTACTGCAACGCCTCGAACAGGAGCAGGCTCGCCTTGCTACTGAGGCGTTGTCGCATCCAGCGGGAAGGGACGGCTTTGACTACGGTCGGGCCGTCGGGATGTATGCAGGGCTCGAGCATGCGAAGCGCACGCTGATCGACATGATCGCCGAGAAGGAGCGGCGCGACTTCGCATTGTGAGTTAAGAATGGAGCGCAAATGATTGAATTAGCTAACAAAGTTGAGTTTGGCTACGACAGTGAGGACGAGGCGTTTCCGCCTTGCGATCCGGGCGTACAGCCGTTTGGCAGCCGCGTACTGGTACAGATACGCACGCCAAAGCAGAAGACCAAGGGCGGGATCATCCTGACCACGGAGACGCGTGAAACGGACGCGTGGAACACGCAGATCGCCAAGGTGGTCCGCGTGGGAGAACTGGCATTCAAGAACCGTACTACCATGGAGCATTGGCCCGAAGGGAGCTGGTGCGAGCCGGGCGACTTCGTCCGCGTGCCCAAGTATGGCGGCGATCGCTGGACCGTCAAAACCGCCGACGGCGCTGGTGAGGCGCTGCTGGTAATCTTCAACGACCTCGATCTGATCGGCAAGGTGACGGGCGACCCGCTCGGCATCAAGGCCTTCATCTGATCGATAAGGCTACAATAGGGAGCCGGTTATGACCGACAATACGATTACCGATAACGAAGACGAGGAGCTGGTCCCCGTCGATACTCAGCCCGAAGGGGACGAGGATCAGGCCGCCGACGACGCGGACACTGATGACGATGACGAGGAGGACGAGCGCCTCGCCACCAGCGAGGACGACAGCGAAGAAGAGGTGACGGCCGGTAACCGCCGACGCCGCGAACGCCGCCGCGATCGTGTACGCAAGGCGCGTGATGACGCCGAGCGGCAGATCCGCATGCTCAAGCAGCAGAATGAGGAGATGCTTCGCCGCCTCTCCGCAGTCGAAGGGCACGCGGTCAACACCAACGCCAAGACGCTTGAGGGCCGCATCGCCAAGGCGCAGCGCGACATCCAGCAGGCTGAACACTTCATCGCCAAGGCGACTGAGGCGGGCAATGGCGAGGACGTCGTGGCGGCCATGCGCATCCGCGATCAGGCGATGGCCGAGGCTCAGCAGCTCATGGGTGCTAAGCAGCAGTTTGAGGCTGCGCAGCGACAGGCAGCCACGCCGCGGGTCGACCCGAACGTGGTCAACTACGCCAAGGAGTGGATGTCAGCCAACCCGTGGTACGACCCCAGTGGCCGCGACCGCGACAGCGCCGTGACCAAGGCGATTGACGCAGAACTGGTGCGAGACGGGTACAACCCCGCCGCGCGCGAGTACTGGGAAGAGCTTACGGCGCGCGTCGCCGAGGCCCTTGAAAGTGGCGAAGAAACCGCGACTACCAAACCGAAACGGCGTGGTCCGCCCATGGGCAAAACCCGTGAGCATGCACCGCGCAGCACTAAAAACGAAATATACGTGACACCCGAACGGAAACAGGCTATGATCGACGCTGGCGTATGGGATGACCCTGCACAGCGCCAACGCTATTTAAAGGCGTACAAGGCCTACGACAGTTCGGCTCGCTGAAAAAGGAGTGAGACAACATGACGAATGGTACTGAAGACAACCGCCTGAAAAAAGCGCCGGACTTTGACGTAGTCGGTCGACGAGAGACGCGCGGACAGGAAAACCGAGAGGTTACCGAAAACCGCGATGTATCTGAGGATGATCGCTTGGAGATGTTCCGAAACCAACTGTTTAACGACGCACTGCCTGACCTGCCGGAAATACCGGGCTATCATCTGTGCTGGCTCACCACTACAAACCCGCGCGACCCCATCCATCGGCGCATGCAGCTCGGATACGAGCCCGTGAAGCCGGAAGAGGTTCCGGGAATGGAATATGCCTCAATGAAGACTGGCGAATGGGTCGGCTTCATCGGTGTGAACGAGATGCTCGCGTTTAAGCTGCCCCTGAGCCTGTACCACAGGTTCATGAAGGAAGCTCACTACGACGCTCCGAAGCGCGAAGAGGACAAGATCGCTGACGTCGCGGACATGCTCCGCGAGCAAGCGGAACGAGCCGGTGCAAGGTTGATCGAGGATGACGGGATGCAGGACTTGCGTTCGCACTCGACGCAGAGGGTAACTTTTTCCTGACGCGTCATCACGCAACTCAATTTTGAGGTAAATGGACATGAGCACTGTATCTCAGCCGTTTGGCCTTCGCCCTGCATACTCGCCGAGCGGTGTGGTTCGCCCCACCGCTTACACGATTGCATCGGCGTATGGCGCAAACATTCTGCAGAACCAGCCCGTCAAAATCGGCACGGATGGCACCATCCAAGCTGCCGCGATTGGCGACCGGTTCATCGGCACCTTTCAGGGTGTTGAGTTCACCGACAGCGATGGCCGCCGTCGCGTGAGCAACAAGTGGACTGCGTCCACTGCCGCCAGCAACATCGTTGCCTATGTCACTCTCGACCCGACCATCGTCTATGAAATTCAGGCGAATGGCTCGATCGCAGTGACCGACATCGGCAAGCAGGCAGACTACACCACCATCACCGCAGGCTCGACCGTCACTGGTCTGTCGGCTCTGATGTTGGACACTGCCACGCTGACTGACAGCGCCAACGCAGCATTGCGCATTATCGACGTGGCCCCCGGCCCAGACAATGCGTTTGGTGATAACTTCACGATCGTTCAGGTTCAGGTTGCTGAGCACCAGAACGTCGCTGACCGCGTCGCGTACTAAGGAGGGCTGACACATGGCTACCCCAATGCGGAGTACTGACTTCCGCTCAATCGTCGAGCCGATCCTGAACGAAGAGTTCGACGGCGTTTACAACCAGCGTGCCGATGAATGGTCGCAGGTCTTCAAAGAGTTCAAGGGCATCCCCCGGAACTACCACGAAGAGCCCGTGCTGTTCGGCTTCGGCGCTGCACCGGAACTGCCCGATGGCATGCCGGTCACCTACCAGTCGGGCGGCGTGCTGTTCATTCAGCGCTACGTCTATCAGGTCTACGGCCTCGCCTTCGCTCTGACGAAGGTTCTGGTTGAAGACGGTGACCACATCCGTATCGGCCAGACCTACGCTCGCCACCTCGCTCAGTCGCTTGTTGAAACCAAGGAAACCCTCGGTGCCAACATTCTGAACCGTGCGTTCACCGGCGGCGCGTTTGTCGGCGGCGACGGCGTCAGCCTCGTCAACACGGCGCACCCGATCGCGACCGGCACTTTCTCGAACCAGCTCTCGACGGCCGCAAACCTGTCGCAGACCTCGCTCGAGCAGTTGCTGATCCAGATCCGCAACGCTGTTGACAACAACGGCAAGCGCATCCGTCTGACGCCGAAGAAGATCGTCACTGGTCCTTCGAACGTCTTCCAAGCCGAAGTTTTGCTGAAGTCTGCACTGCGTGCAGGAACGGCAAATAACGACGTCAACCCTGTTAATTCGATGGGTCTACTCGCCGACGGCCAAGCCAACCTGTCGCGTATCACCTCGACCACCGCATGGTGGATCCAGACTGACGCGCCGGAAGGCATGAAGCTGGCGATGCGTCGCGGTCTTGAAAAGTCGATGGAAGGTGACTTCGAAACCGACAGCATGCGCTACAAGGCCACCGAGCGTTACGCGTTCGGCTGGACCGACCCGCGCGGCGTGTACGGCACGGCTGGCATCTAATTGAGCTGGGGGCTTCGGCCCCCACCTCTTTTCTGAAAAGGAAACGAAGATGTCGCAGACAACTTGGAGTGGCCCGCTCGCATCGGGTGATCGCAACGCTGGCGAAAGCGGTGGTCCGAATATCGGCCTCGTCGCTCTCAGCCAGACTGCGCTCATCAACTTCGATGCCACGCTGGTCCAGAATGCCACGTTCAACATTCCCGCAGGCTCGCAGATCGTTGACTTCTACGTCGACGTCCTGACGGCATACGACAGCGCCACCTCGGCGACGCTGTCGGCTGGCACGGCCTCGGGCGGTACGCAGTACCTGAGCGCAATCAACGCCAAGACGGCGGCTCGCCGCCCGAATGCGTTCAGCGCCGCTCAGCTCGCTGCCATGGACGACGTCGGCACGAACCGCACTGTTGTCGCCACTGTCACCTCGGTCGGTCAGCCGACTGCGGGTCAGGTGCGCGTCACCATGCTGTACGTCCAGACGACGGCTGATGACTAATCGCTAACGCGATGGTATAAGGTGCGCGGGTAGCAGATCGGAAGTCCCTGCTGCCCGTCGCATTTTCTAAGGATTTATCGATGGCCGATGCAGTAGCAACTCAGACCCTGTTCGATGGCGAGCGTATGGCCATCATGAAATTTACGAACATCTCCGACGGCACCGGCGAGACCAAGGTGACCAAGGTCGATGTATCGACACTCACTCCCAATGCTTTTAACCGGCCTTGCGACGGCGTCACTATCGTTAAGATACACGCGTTTACCCGAGGGCTGGAATTAGAGATGTTTTGGGACGCCACCACGGACGTCTTGATTGCAGCAATCCCGCAGAACGCCATATACTCAATGGATTTCACGCAGTTCGGCGGTCTGTGGAACGATGCAGGCGCAGGCAAGAACGGCGACGTTCAGTTCTCCACCGTTGCCGCAAGTGCTGGCGACACATACACCATCATCCTCGAGATGGTGAAATCCTACGCGGATTGATGGTGGGCGACCTCTCCGTCAAGCGTGGCGCGTGGACGCGTAAGGAGGGCCAGAACCCCGAAGGCGGGCTCAATGCCAAGGGCCGCGCCTCGCTGCGCGCTCAGGGCCACGACATCAAGCCGCCCGTCAGCGCCAAGCAGGCGAAGAAGTCACCCAAGGCCGCAGGACGGCGCAAGAGCTTCTGCGCACGTATGTCAGGCATGCCGGGGCCGATGAAGGACGACAAGGGCCGACCGACGCGCAAGGCGCTGTCGCTGCGCAAGTGGGACTGCTGACATGAAGAAACTGGCCGTCTGGGACAAGAAGCGCCCCAAGGATCTGGGCAAGCCCAAGGATCTATCCGTCAAGCGTAAGGCCGCCGCAAAGCGTCGCGCAGCCGCCGCTGGGCGACCCTATCCGAATTTAATCGACAATATGGCTGCGGCCCGCAAGAAAGGTAAGTGACATGGACGGTTTCAAGAACAGCACCCGCGTGCAGTACATGAAAGGTGGATCTTGCGAAGGGTACAAGAGTGGCGGCAGCGTCAAAGGCGCGGCAAAGATCTCGAAGGTCATGGGCGAGTTCAAGCGGGGCGAGCTGCACAGCGGCTCGAAGAAGGGCCCCGAGGTGACGAGCAAGAAACAGGCCATGGCAATCGCCCTGAGCGAGGCTGGCAAGAAGCCCGTGAA